TTAATGCCGGAAGGCGCAGCCGCAGGCTGACATCTCACCCGGCAGCACTTTGCCTGCGTGAGAGTGACGCCGCTGTAATTGCTCCTGCTCTTCAGCACTGCTGTTGCCTGCCTGCTGTCCCAGCCAGCGATCCAGCGCGCGGCCAGCGATCTGCCGGATGTCAGGTGACCAGCTGGTAAGATGCCAGGTTGAGCTGCGGGCTTCTTCACTATCGCCAAAACCTGCCACTGCCAGATGGATACCCTGACCAAAATCCCGAATCGCCTGCATTGCTCCAAAGGCCATCAGATCGCTTTCACAGAAGAGTGCCTGGATACGCTCAGCAGCACGTGTCTTTTTCAGGTAAGACATCATCGCCTGATAAGCGCAGTCACGATCATCACTGCCCACAGTCAGTTCGGCGTTCAACGCCGTGCCCGCCGCCAGCAGGGCGGCGCGATAGCCCTGTTTTTGCGCCAGTTCGCCTGGCTGAGCCTGCATAAAGCCAAACCGCTGATGCCCCTGTTTAAGCAATAATTCCGCTGTCACCTCACCCGCCCGCAGTGCATCCGCCTGCAGTTCAGGCTCAGCGTCAATCTGAAGCACTGGCAAATTGCAGGCATCAGTAACGCGGTTACCGGGGAGTAACAGCAAACCACGCAGCCCGAGTGGTGTAGCCTGCCGGATGAGTGCGGTCAGTGTGACGTCGGTTTCGGCACTCAGTAGCACCGAGATAAGACCGCGCGCGTTAAGCTGGCGCATCACTTCGTCCAGCATTTTTTGTTGATACGGATTGAGCAACTGGCTGGCGACAACACCGATAACCGGAGGGACCGCCGGTTCAGTTAAGTCAGGTGTGGAAGGTGTAATCATTGGCATTAATTCTCTGCGACGGCAAACAATAGTCACCACAATACGGTAAACCACAACGTTTCAACAGGTTACAGAGTTCGACACAGGCCGCAAAAATGAGTGAAATCGGATGTAATTGGGATAGATCGGCAGAAACCCAAAAGGGATAAGGCTGGCGTTAACGTAGATGAACGTAGATGCAGGAGAGGGACCGGGCAGCAGGAGTTGAACCCGCATCGTCAACCCGTTAAGAGTTGCAGTAATACCTTTATACCATGCCCGAATGGCGTGCCTGGAAAAGCCGCGCTATGTGAACAAGAAGCGTAGTACGACTCTCTGACCAGGCAAGCGCAAGCGGCAGGTATTTTTGCAACCGTCGTATGAAATCAAAAAAGAGGTGCCGCCGCCTGTAGGCATTGATTATTCAGCTAACCTTAAGTTTCAGGCAGCCTGTTCCGACCGGGACTTATGGCCAACATTACGCAGAGGTCAAGACTATGCCTTCAGGACAATTTTACGTGGTTGATCAACCCGAACTGAATTTTACCGCCAATTATCATATTGATACGGTTAATGATAAACCCTACCCCTCGCGGATGGTACTGGAGATCCGGAAGCAGTCACAGCCGACCGACGCCTTTGATGATATCAGCATCGGCCATGAAGTGACCTTTGTCTCTTCCAGTGGTGAGGCGCAACGGATGGTGCTGGTGAGTGACACTGATGATGAGCTGGTATTCAGCTCCAGGGGCTGATGCCGGCTTTGATGCCGGCTTATACCGCTAAACGGAGGTTGCAGTCGCCATATCCGCCAGATAGCAGGCACAAAAAAACCGCCCTTGGGCGGTTACGACATTACTGCATATTGCTTTTATTTTATTAGATTTTCTTCGGCAGAAATATGGTGCCCGGGGCGGGACTTGAACCCGCACAGCCTTACAGCCGAGGGATTTTAAATCAGGCGCTTTAACCAGTTAAATCAATCAATTAATCTAGATTTTCATAACATAGCCCCAAAATCCGCCTCAATATTTTCAATAACTTAGAGGCGGTAATGGGGCAATATTATGAAGAAATTTGTTCAGATTATCGGCCTGCAAGACTCATATACAGACGTTATCTCAGCCGTCACTTTTCCCAGCACAATAATCCCTTCCAGCCCCTCCCCGTCGATTGTTTCTCCGTCTGAGGTGATAATCCCTGTTCTGAACAATCTCCCCAATTGCGAATAGTCTCCGAGCTGGAATGCTACTTTATCGCCTATCTGCCCTTGGGCTGCTCTGTCAACAATAGCGAACCCGGCCGAAGTCTCAATCATAAGCATGTGAGTCGGGTGAGGCATCAGGATTTTGTTCAGATCAATTCGGTGTTCTGTGTAGTCCTGGGCCGGTGATGGAAATCCCATCTCAGATACCCCCGTTCGGGTTGAACTGACGGTAGGTCTTAGCCTCACCCTCCTGCGTTGATGCATCGCGGAACGTCACCGTATTTGTCTTTATCCACTGGTTAGCCTCCCGCAGGCTGAAATGCCAGTTAAGCAACTCCAGCTGATGGACAAACTACTGAGTAGTTACAATAACGCCCTGCCCCGGCTCTCGCCTCATAGCGTTCATAAATGCATGTTTGATTTCATAGTCGCGCGGCATGATTAATCCTCCCCAGACAAATACTGTATGGATAAACAGTAATATCAATCGATGGATTTGATCAAGGCTGACCAGTTCACAGATTTGTAAAGGGGTTGATGGTGCAGGGTTTTTAGTTGGCGATTGCGGGGCTGAGTGACTAATCTCAAATCAGACCCGCAGCCTACTGAGATGGGCGCGCTACTGTCTGCCCCGTCGCCGGGGCTTTTTTGCATGCGGATTTATCTTAGAATGGAAGCAATTATCTTATGATGTTATATTTGCTTTAGGATATTTAATTCGATAATGGAATTATAAATGAAATTAGCTCCTCTCACATCTCTAAGATTTTTTGCAGCCTTGGGGGTATTCCTCATTCATTACAACCAACTATATCTGCAAAGCACAAATTCCGTAATTGTTTATTTGAGGCCTATTTTTTTTGAAGGATATCTGTGGGTTGGTTTTTTCTTTATCCTTTCTGGCTTTATAATTTCTTACAGCCAAGGAAAGAAGAATGAAAAAGACACTCCTTCTCACTTCTTACTGAAGCGATTTGCACGTATCTATCCGGTGCATTTATTGATGCTGGTTTTTTTCTGTTTTTACTTCAATAACACATGGATAATGGATCAGCAAAACTCCATTATTTACAACCTCCTTTTAGTGCAAAGCTTTATACCAATAGCTCATACATACTGGGGTTATAATGCTGTTTCGTGGAGCATATCGACAGAGGCATTTTTTTATGTCTCATTTCTTTTCCTAAGCTTGCTAAAGCCCAAATACTTAGTGTCACTTTTTTTAGTATTAATATTTATGCTTGTAGCTAGCCATTTGTATGAATTCGAGAGCAGAGACGTCATGGTGTGGAGTTACTACATCAACCCCATTTCAAGAGCTGTTGATTTTATCGCTGGCATACTCCTGTATCATCTGTATGAATACTCAAAGGATAAGAAGATTGCAGCACTCCTGAGAGGAACCACTGCTGAGGTGGCTAGCATTCTTATCATGGTAGTATTCATGGCTATTGCCATCAAAACGCAGTTTACTAAAAGTTTTCGATATGATCTGTACTATATCATCCCAATGTCATTCATCATATTTACTTTTGCTGTAAGTGAAGGTGCTATTTCAAAATTCCTATCACATAGAGCATTGATTATTCTAGGAGAGTCATCATTTTGTCTTTACATGATACATCAATTATTTATTTCCATTGCCATTACTAAAATAACAGACTCACCTCAAAACGCATCACTTACACAGTTTCTTATACTGTTGCCTACCTTTTTAATCATGGCTATTATACTATCACTACTGATACACGTGACTTACGAAAAGCCAGTGGCAAAATTGATAATTTCATTAACCCGGAAAAACCCCATCACTTCAGAAAGGGGCTAGCGCCCCTATCCTTGAATAGTGAAGGGCTTTTTAAGTCTCATTTATTTTAGTGAATTTTTTGTCATCATAAAAAAGGCCATCAGCTTCGTTATAAAACATTCCTATCTGGCAGAAAACATCATTTCCAATTTCGACAAAATAAAATCCATCCATAGAAAATGAGTCATCTGCAACAATGGTATTGAAAACTTCAATATCACCTGACTTTATCATTGCGTAATTGGACATAATTTACCACTCGACAATAAGAATACCAGGAGCACCTGCCCCGCCATTTTTCCCAGTACCAGTCTGACCTAACGTTATAAATGCTCCGCCGCCGCCTCCTGATGCGCCATAGCCAAAGGCATCGCCCCCTGGCGTTGACGAAGCGCCGCCAGCAATACCAGCAGCGCCCCCACCACCAAACGCAGTCGATGCCCCGGCACCACCTGAAGCATAAATCACAAAATTGGTACCTGTTGGAACTGCAGACATGCCATTACCACCTGATGGGAACCCAGCTCCACCTGAGCCACCATTTATTGTGGTGGTGCCATAAACTCCAGGGCCTCCAGCGGAACCGCCACTTAGAGTTAGAAGTGAACCAAAAACTGTACTTCCACCAGATGCTCCTGAGTTTCCATTGATGCCTGTAGCACCACCAGCCCCCCCCGCTCCTCCGCTCGCAATCGTATAAGAAATTACCTGACCAGGCGTTACAGTGACAGGTACTTTAATCGCCGCCTGCCCAGCCCCACCTGATCCACCAGAAGTTGATGCAGAGCTATTGTTGTTTGAGCTGGAACCACCTCCACCACCGCCGCCGCCTGCACACCCTGTTAAGTAAAGAGTGGTAATGCCCGGTGGCACAGTGAAGTTACCTGAAGCGGTAAGCTTTTTAATATTGCTGGGAGCAGATAATAATTTTCTGATGGCATCCAGCAGCTGGTTACGTTTACTTTTATCCGGCGTCAGACCCGCGGCTTCAATAGGCGCAATGATTTCTTCCTGAATGCTGTCAAAAAAGTCCTGATCAAGTGCGGTAGGCAGTTCGCCAGTTTGTGGATTGCCCCCTGTAAAGCCATTCTTACCCGCGCCAAATTTATCTTTTTGCGCAGTAGGCGTGTCGATACGATGCATGTTTACTCCGGATATCTGAAAATTAAGTAGGTGTGTGAGGGTGCCAGTTTTATTAGCACGCACTCTGCAGTGGTATCACCCCATGAGCGGATACTGTCTGTACAGGCACTGATAGCCGTCATTGATGAAACATTTGTCGCAGATGGCATATTGACGCGCCAGTAATAACGCCACTCATCGCTGTAAAGCGAGTCGGTGCAGACTGACAGGCAGGTAAACTGGCTTTTTTTGTATCGGGTGATGGTGACACCGGTATAACCCAGCGCCTGAAGCTGAGCCAGATAGAAGGCTTCGTTTATGCCACCAGCAAGATTCAGCTTTGCATCCAGGCGCTGCCTGCGCTGCTGAAGTGTCTGGATACCAGGCGGTGCGCAGGAGTCGGGTAATCCGCTGATTGATTCATAACGATCCATGAGCTCGGTTACAGAGCGCGGGTCTGTTTCCAACATCAACGCATCGCCGCGTCCGTGTACTGCTGAAAGCGAGGGTGCCAGGCCGGTCAGCAGCAGGTCGTCACTGTCCCATGCCGGGCCACGCGGCAGCAGCGCACCCAGCATTTGCCGGTACTGCGCTGTTAAGTCCATGAGATTGTCCCCACCACGCCCACCTCGCCTTTCCCGATGGGGATATCAGCTGCCGGACCGACCAGCGTATGGCTGTACTCGCCCGTTGCAATGCTGATGGCCTCGCTGATACGTGACGGCTTAAGCACGCTTTCCGGTCCCCCATCTCGCAGCATCATAGAACGCAGCTCAGCCTCAACGGCATATCGTACAGCCGCTGTATCAGGGTTGAGTCGTATCTGAAAATTCACGGTGTGTGGCGTAGGCGCGAACACGTAGATATCGGCTCCGGCCACCGGGGCCAGAGGTTCTATATATGCTTTGACGGCGGCAACAGTAGTTGCATCGGGAATCGGATTGATTAGGTCGCTGTTCGCCACCATCACTCCCACCGTTCCCCGACCGCTCCAGTGCCGGTACGTCCAGGCGCGCGTGACGCCAGTTACCTCTTTAGCCCATACCTCATAATCACCGTCAGCGCCGCCCTGCGGGGTCCAGTACCAGCGCTCAATGATGCGCGCGCGCCATATTTCTAAATCTTCAACGTCAGCGCCGCCCTGAATGCTGTCCGCCATGCCAGCTGAGGTAAGGCCGGTAATAGGACTCACCAGCCGCATAGCCAAGCCATCGTCCGTGTTACCTGCTTTGCCTAACTCGTCACAGACAACAGGCACCCGGAGAACACCTCCAGCTGAAGTAGCGGCGGCTGTGGTGGTGAATGATACGAGATCATCCCGCTGGATTGTCACACCTGCCGGAACCGGAATGCCATTCGTTGTAACCGCCCAACGCACAAAACCTTCTGCAGACGTAGCTGCTTTGCGCGGGCATCGCTTCATGTTGGCGTGGCGCGTCAACCATTCCTCATCCGCAAGGTCCGGTAGAAGATTGCGTGCCAGATAGTCAATGTAGCCATACACGGTATGCACCGCCGCCGCCTGCACACGTCCATAAACTTCGGCATCGGTACGACGCAGAGCCGCAAGCGTTGAATCTGCAGCCAGTCGGGTCAGGATATCGTTGCGGACGGTGGTAATTAACTGAGGGAGTGTCGGGCGGTTAAATCCACTGTCAGCCATTAAGTTCACTCCATAAATCGTCAAAGGAAAATGCCGTGCGGTTACCGTCTTTCTGGCTGATAACTATTGAAGCGCTGAGCGTTGTGATCCCGATCCGCTCAGCCTTCACGTCCACCCTTACCGCTATGCCGTCATCCACCAGCCACTGAAGCGCCTGGCTGATATATTCGCGCGCTTTGAGCGGCGTTTTATTGGTGAGTTTCTGTCGGCTGAGAAGGTAAAGGCGGGAGCCAATCCGGTCGTTTTGCACGGTCGGGAAGCTGTCACCCCACCAGCCGTTATCCTGTTCCGGGCTGTCGTCAGGCTCAGCCTTTCGCCAGGAGAACAGTGAGATAATGACGGCACGCGTCAGAGGATCGGGAGGCCAAGTAACATCACGTTGAACGCCGTTAATCACAATAATCATGGCTCCCCCATTTTCTGGGTTGTCGCGTCGGTAGTGCCGCCACCTGAGCCGTTCTCTTTATGCGTATGACCGTTGTAGGCCGTACGCATGGCTGACATGGTCAGGCCGGAAGAGTCACATTTATCTTTGATCTCGCCAGTCGCCTCAATGTCCATTTCAAACCGGGCCTTTGTCGCATTGGTGAACGTGATTGGCTTGCCTGCACCGTTGACGACGATGCCTGCGCGGGTCAGAGTGACTGACTGGCCCAGATCGTCATAAACTGCTACCTCTCCAGTCTCAAGACCTTTGATGCGGTAACGCCGGTCAGAGACGACCAGCACCACGCCATGTGACCGGTCGCCGTCAAAGTAAGCGGCCACAGCCTCAGCCCCGATGAGCGGCGCTGCCGTAAATCCGTAAGGCTCCATATGCTCAATATCGCTTTTGCCCTCGCCTCCCGCCATTTCAACCTGCAGCATCTGGCACTTTGTGGCCGTGTTCAGACCGCGAACGACTGCTCGCGCCAAAAGGTTTGACAGCGCACGGCCCATACCTGAAATCGGGTTAGCCATCAGAAATCATCCTCTTCTTTCTTTTTCTTACGCTTGCCGGGTTTTGCTGGCTCAGGGAGATAAGCATCTGGCGGCCCGACCCGGATTTCGGTCACGGTGCCGTTTTCATCCTGCTGATAGGTCACCTCAGCGATCACCATCTGCCGGTTGTTAAAGCCCAGAACGGGGTCAAAGACGATCACCTGCAGGTTTGGCAGCCAGAGTGAGCCGTCACCCTGCCGCCAGCCCTGCACGGTGTAGGTCACCTCATCGGTGCGAGCAGCACGCTGGCGCATCTCAAACACTGCGCGTGCGCTGCAGGTTGCGGTGGTGGCGTTGCCGGTCTGGCGGATAATCATCGGGCGGTAACGCTTCAGGCCGCCATCAATAGTTTTTGAACGAATAGCCGTAGTCGTGGCCTCGCCAAAGTCGTCATCGTTGCCCTTGCGCTGACCGGACACCTGATAGTCGCTGAATCGGTCCCGGATGCTCTTTTCCGTGTCACAGGAAAGGATGTTTTCACCCAGAACCAGCGCGGTATACGCCTGCTGGCTGCCGATGCCGCCGATAACCAGATTACCCAGCGCGTTGTCATACGCCAGCGCCTGCTGCAGTCCGAGCATTTTGTTGAGCACATCCATGACCGTTTCACCCTGGTCTGCCTGAATGCCCTGAAGAGCGCCTGTCGCGCCACCTGCATCCACCACCGTGATGCTGAAAGGTTTAGCCAGCTCAGTGGCAACCTGCGCCAGTGAACGCCCGGCATACTGCGATGGCATGGCCGAGCAGTCGATGAGATCAGCTGTTTTACTGCGCCCGGATATTCCCACGCTGATGCTGCGGGCGTCATACCGGACCGGCGTCGCTTCAACGTAGCCAGTCAGCACCTTATCGGTGCCAATCAGGACTTCCACAAGGTCACCGTTTTTAATCCGGTTGCTGCGGTTAGCCTGATCAGTATCGCCGGGCCAGCTGCGGGTAATCTCAACGGTGAAGTCGCGGGCAATACGCTCAATACCGGCGGCGATCCGTACCGAAGTCCAGCCGCCCCACTCCTGACCGTTCACCCGGAGAATGACTGTATTATTCATCGTACCGGCACCCTGAGTGTCTGAACCGGCACGAAGCCGGGATGGCGAATGCCGTTGCGTGCGGTAATGTCACCGGCGCGGGATGCAGAGTCGTACCAGTCAGCGGCCAGCACCAGTGCGGGCATTACCTGTTTCGGTGTGCGCTCTGTCATGCGCTCGACCTGCTCAAGCCGGGCTGAGATATCACGATTAAGGTCAGTTCGCACGGTGACCAGCGCCTGATACAGCCCGTCATCGGAAACGCGCTCCATCTCACGATCAATGGCCTCGTTGAGGCTGTCACGCACCTGAGCAAGGTCGTCCCATGTGATGACGGTACCGTTGTCGGTTGATGATGTTACCCCTGATGAAGCTGAGGCTGTGGTGGCGGAAGCCGCTGATGTGTAGACTGCAGTCACTGTCGCTGCAGACGATACTGATGCTGCGGTAGTGTCAGCAGCTACCGGCTGAATGTTGCTGACGGCCGGATGCGAAACCCTGACTGGCTGCAGCGGGTCCTGCTGGCGTGTAACTGTTCGGTTTGCTGGCTGAGGAAGGTTAGTGACCGCCGCCGCGGCTTCACTGATCGCCGTGGTACGCACCGCCTGCGCCACGTAATTACGCTGGATAGTCTGCGCCTGAGCTGTTTTACTGTCGGTGTTCCACACACCGCGCGGGGCAAGACCAGAATCGACCGTGACGCCGGTCAGCCCCTTAATCATTGCCATCAGGTCAGATGCGTTACCGGTGAGCCGTGAACCTGCCCGCCACATGGACTGCAGGCGATTAACAAAACTCATTCCACTGGACGGCGGCCTGAGCAGCACCGACAGGTCACCCTGCAGCAGGCGTGATGCCGCGCTGACACCTGAATCAACATACTGAAATGCGCTGGTAACATTGCTGAACATGCCTGTCGCCTCATCCAGAACACCGTCCTGCAGGAAGTCCGGCAGCCCATCCATGCCAAAGGCACCGAACGCCGATGAAATGGCATCGTCCAGGAATGACACTGAAGAGGTAAGTTTCTGGCCCGTTGCCAGCCCTGCGGTCGGAAATGACAGTTCGCCCGCTTCAATAAAGCTGAAGCTTACACGGCACATGCGGCCTTCACTCAGTGAATGGCTGATACGCACTGCGTCATCAACGGTAATTGTCATTTCGCCGTAGAACGGATGCACCAGTGTGCAGGCTCCCGGCTTCTCGATGGCCTCAATCAGTCGGTTACGCTGCTCAAAGAAGTCATCTCCAATCAGATACGCCTGAACGCTGAAGCGCCGCGTTGCCCGTCCTAAATCTTCCGCCCATGGCTTGTCGCGATTCGGGTACTCATGCACCTGCACCCGGCGGCCAAAGGTGGACTCATCTTCTTCAACCTTGAACGGGACGCCCCGCAGCGAGGCATCCTGCAGATTGTCAATCCAACTCATGGTTAGCTCCGGGAAATAAAAAACCCGCCAGAGCGGGTCTTTAATTTGAAAATCGATTGTAACCTACGTCTACATCAAGCCAGGGGAGCGTTCCACCAACTGGAGCTACCCGCATTCCTGGCGGAGCACCTTCAAAGCTGATCTTAAGTTCTCCCTGGCGGGAAGGTTCATTTGCGGGTGGAAGAAGTGAAATGTTACTGCTAATCGTTTGAGGATCGCCAATACCACTCTGCTTCTGATTTTTGAACCAGTCACCAGCGCCCCAGCTTTCCTTCATAGATTCCCAGAAAGGTTTTAAGTCGCCATCTTTGTAAGCTACTTCTAATGGGGCGGAAGGGATTTTTTCAGGAAGTTTGAGTGCGCCAGAATCAGAGTTCTTCTGGTTATTATACCAGCCACCAGCCTTCCATCGCTGTTTCAACGACTCCCAGAATGAGGCGGTACCATCTTTCTGAGTTGCGGCATCTGATATTTCTTCCAGCTTTTGGAACATATAAAGAGCTACAGCTATCGATACTGTGAGGGCGCTTAGTTTGCTTATTTTGCTCAATATGGCGAGCAGTCCACCTGCCTTGGTTGTTGCGGTCGTTAGTGAGCCAATAACCTGAAGCGTAAACGCCCCGGCCATCAATCCACCAATTCCTGTAATGATCCCATTCATACCCCCCAGCGCACCTGCCAGGCCATCTATTTTTGTCCAGACTTTCTCAACTACCGGGCCGAACTTATCCCAATCAGAAATCAACAATCCAATTCCCAACGCAGCAAGTCTAAGGAATAAACCCATAGGTGAGAGCTTCAGGCCTTGCCCCAAAATACCCAGCGCAAAGTTAATTCCCAGCAGCCCCAGCTTCATTCCGACAAAACCGGCTGCGATGCCAAATGCACCACGAATAACCCTCGGGTTTTTGTCAGCAAACTCAGTAAAGCGCTCTGACATGTCACCCAGCCAGCCCACCAGCCTTTTAGCATCACCAGCAAAGGCCCAGCCGATTGCCGCAAGACCATTGACCGCTGTACCGGTCAATGACTCCCAGATATTCGAAAGTGTGCTTAGCTGAGCATTAACGCGCTTATTAAGGTCCGCCTGCTTTCCCATTTTCTCCTGAATCTGGTCATAGCCGGTTTTACCTTTATCAATTAGCGCATTTAGCACCTGTAGTGTTTCGGCGTCATCACCGAATATCTGCTTAATGATGGTGGTTTTTTGTTTTGTTGTTAATGACTGAAGCTTATTCAGTTGCTTGAAAAGATTATCAAGGCCGCCGAACTCTCCCTTGCCATCGGTAAAATCTAACTGAATACCTTTTCGACTTAGCAGCTTGTTGGCTGCCTTCATCTTTTTACCATCAAAGCCCGCCTGGAATACTTTTCGGAGGGCGTTACCGGAAGCCTCCCCCTCCATCCCCATCTGATCCATCATCACCGAAATTGGTGCCAGGGCGCGGGCTGCAGTCAGGCCATCTTTACTGACCATTTTTAAAATGGAGCTGGTCTTAGAAAAGAAAGAGAGCATGTTGGTATCATCGACGCCCAAGTAAAAAGCTTTTTGGATCGTATCAAATAATCCCATCATATCTTCTGAAGCTGTGCCGGTAGCATCCTGCATTTTTGCAGCAAACTCTGCAGCCGCTTCGGGCGTTTTCTTGAGCTGAACTGCCAGATAAGCAGAAGCTTCGCCAACACCACTTAGAATGTTCTGGGCCGGAATACCCTGCCTGACAAGCATCTGCATCATGTTCTGAAAGTCAGCAGTGGTGCCCGGCAGTTTATTGCCGAGGCCTATAGCCAGCTTATTGATCTTTTCGAAGTCCGAACCGACTGCGCCGCTGGCATCCATCATGGCAACCTTTAAGCCAGTGGCAGCGTCTTCCTGTTTGGCAAAAGCAACCAGCGAACCTGTCAGCCCGGCAGCAAGACCGCCTGCCATAGCCATACCACCCTTACCCGCCTCCTCTGCGTCTTTACGGAACCGGCGCAGGTTCTTTTGCATACGGCCAAGTGCAGGTGAAAGCCTGTCAACGCCAGTGATAAGCGCCTTCAGTTCAAATTCAGCCATTGGCTTTTCGCTCCCGTTCTATCCGGTTCGCCTGGTCGATAAGTAATTGCAGGCTTTTTAAGTCCTCGCTCAGGACTTCCAGAGGATTTATGCGCCAGTAACTGGCGCAATCGAAGTACAGATTAAGCAGCTCTTTAGCTGTCAGGCCTGAAGGAAAAAACCGGCAACTACCCAGCCAGCAGCATTAAGGTCTGATGGCGACATATCATCAACCGAGCTGGGAGGAATACCGCCCAGTTGGCTGATGTATTTAGCCACCACATGAGCCAGCAGCTTTACGGACTCATCCTGATTCATCTGATAGGGATAGCCCAACTCACGGACATCCTTGCCCGTTGGCTCACGCAGCTCCAGCACATGAAGGGTTTCGCCATGTGCCGTAATAGGTTTTGAAAGTTGCAGTTCACTCACTGATAAAATCCTTCTGAGCCGTGGAATTCGAGGTCTACCGTACCCTCTTCCGCATTGTGGTTAGCTTCACCGAACTGGAACGCTTCGGACAGCACGTAAACCATGCCGTTAGCCAGTTCGGCAGTGATGGTCATCTGGTCTGAATCCATCAGCTTGGTGACAGGAAACGCCTTCGGAACTTTGAAGGTGCCTTTGACGTAAGGCGCACGGTGCGTTTCTTTGTAATCAACGTCACCAGCCAGGCCGATCACGTCATCACGCACTTTGGTGTTCATCGGCACCTCAATGCCGCCGGTCAGCGACAGCTGCTGGCCGTCCACCTTGACGTATGCTGTACCCGCAATTTTTGCCATTACGCGGTCTCCTCGCTGTATTGCAGACGGAACTGATTAAGCAGCGCAAACACGCGCAACTGGTTGACGTAATCCGGCGGGAACAGGACGTCCACACGGGTCGGGTCACTGACGTTGCGCTCTACCACAAGATGCTGCTTGAAGAGATCGAAGTTCTCCACGATCCCCGCCCGCTCCATCGCGCGATAGCTGGCGCACATCTCACCCTTCAGCACTGCAGGCGTCACAATGGCTTGACCCGGACCGAAGCGCGTACCGTCATTCGCCAGCTTGTGGCGCGGGTACTTACTGGTAATGATGCTTTTCAGCTGACGGATAACGTAAGCGCTGGTATGCAGCGTTTCACTGTCCAGGTAGCTGTTGTCCGCCACGCCATAGGCGTTTTTCTGATAGGTGGTAATATCGCGCTGAATGCGCAGCACGCCGCTCTCAGCGTAGGCCGTGGCAATACCGTGCTTCAGCAGCGACTGCTGCTCAGTCAGGGTAAAACGGCTGCCTGCCGGTGCCGGTAATGCGCCGTTCAGCTCACCGGTCTGAGTCGGTCGGGCCGGGTCATTGCGGATAAATACCGCGTTACGGGCGGTACGCAGCGCGACCAGCTCATCTGATGCTGTCTGAACAGCAAGCTCATAACCGGCAACGGTAATATGCTGGTTGTTCATAGTGTCACCGAAGGCCACCAGGTCGGAGAGCGTGCCGATTTTTGCCGTGTAGACGTGACCGTAAAGCTGTCGTGCATAGCCCCAGCGCCCGGAAGAATCGTTCATTTCCAGCGCCAGCGTCGCCAGCGAGGCGGAATCACTGAACGGCGTGCCGATGAAGTCAAACGGCTCATCGCCCATCGCGGCCACGGTTGCAGTCAGTGACGGTGAACCCGTACCGCCTGCCATCGCAGCAATAACAACGTTAACCCCGTCAGGCGTGGTTTCGCTCCCTACGGTGCCGTAGTAGTTCAGCGCCAGAGGAATGCTGTTGCCGGTAAGCCCCTTGTGGCGGGCAGTGAGCGTCACCACACCAGCTGCTGCTGCTGCTGTCACGGGCAGGTCTGCGTTAGCGTTAATTGCGGCTGCAAGTGTGGCGGCCACTGCTGCAGGGGCATCGCCGGTTACCACATCGGCCTGAACGCGTACCGCGCCAATATAAAGGCTCAGCGAACCTGACGCCTGTGCGTTGCCGGTTAGCGTCACAGTCCCTTTGGCGGTCTCGCCATCAGGCTCAGTTACCGCGATAACCCACAGCTCACCAAATGGATCGACGGCACGATAGCGCGCCACCATACGGGCTAACTGGCTGCCACGACCTGCAACCTTACCCGCCAGTGCCGCTGACGGCATGATGGTGAGCTTATTTTTAACGATGGAGCTGTCGGCAGAGGCAAAGCCAATCAGCAGCGATGGGCCGCTATCTTGCGTGGTGTTCGCTTCGCTGTTGTCCATCTCCGCCCAGAACAACGGCACGCGGAGGTCTGACGGAATATTGGGGAACGAGACTGACATTATTCACCGCCCTTTTTCTTGGCGTCAGCTGCGGGCTTTTCTTCTTCCGCACTGACTTCTTCGACATCACCATCCGCAATGCGGCGGTGCCAGTAGCTGCTCTCTTCGACGTTCCGGCCTTCTGAAGGCAGCAGATCGCCCCGGACAGGGTCAGGGACTGACCGCCCGCGTTTGGGTCTGAGTTGCATGATTTACTCGCTGGGTTGATTTTGGTGTGGTGCTCAATGATGCCGTCAGGCCCGTTACCCGGATCGATATAGTCAACGTCGATTTCGACCGTTTTCAATTCATCCAGGGCGTCAAGGTCATCCTGCTGGCGCGTGTCCTCTTCAGTGATTTCCCGCGTCAGCATGAATTCAAACTGGTAGTAGAGTCGGCCCCGGTCCATATCCAGAAGCTGTCCGCCGGAATACGCCACCGGGCCTGCATCTGAATCAGGTTCCCAGCCCAGCAGCGCCTTCCAGATTTGTTGCCGGACATCATGCACGGCGTCATAACCGGCTGCCTGACCGCGCTCGTCGCGCGTATTGTCCAGCACCACGACTACCGCAAATCCTTCGGTCACATTCTGCCAGTAGTCAGTGAGAGACTTCTGCTCTGCAGTGACGTCTTCTGTCGGCACGACATACGCCGCCGGCAGACGCATCTTTCCGGTTTCGGGGATAGACTTGAATTCAGCCGCCCCGGCTACGTTACCCACGAACATCGGACATCGTGCCCGGAGAGCGGCGATCACCAGTGATAGCTTCATTTCTTTTTCCTTTCAGGACGAAGGGAGGTGCGTAGCGCACGGGTCAGCACATAACGTGTCCACGTTTTGCGCGCCTCCAGCACTTCGGTCATGTAGTTTTTGCGTGGCGCAACACGCCAGCCATTGCCACCGGACTTGCCCTTGTGGTGACTCTTTTTGCGCTTAGACCCACGCTTGATGCCGTAGAACAGAAACGCGGGGTAAAAGTCACCCTCAATGAGGCGGTTGCCCTCGCCCCGCTTCTGGTTTGGCGCTATGCGCACCATCAGGCCCGGACGGCTTTTTGATGCGCGGGGAACGTAATAGCCGATGGACCGCGCCAGCCTGCCGGTTCTGAATCCCGGATACTCGCCCGGAGCAGAACGGCCACGACGCATGACCAAGCGCCGGGCATCACGCATATGCACCTGACCAATCTGAATAAAGGCGCGGCGCATTTTGGCCCGGTTGAAAACGAGGTCTTTTGGCTGCTGAAAATCAACGTGCAGAAGCGGCTTAGCCATACATCTCTCCTTCACGCTCCACAGCGCCCAGATCCTCGCACTCCAGCAGCAGATAGCGACCGGCAGAGTTGAGGTCTCGCAGGCGCTTAACTCGATACACGTAGCCGCTGTAAACCACCTCAAAATCGGAAGTGATGCCCCGGCGGTAACGGATAGTCATGTAGTGGGTTATGGTGTCATCAGCCTGAACGGATTCGTGATAGGTGGTAGCACCCACCTGCCGGACCTTCGCCCACACGTCCTTTTCATTCTGATAGACCGGCTCTGTACCGTAATCAGCTGCTGCCTGGTCGATGCGCTGGCGCAGGTGAATACGCTTATTCAGCTCACCGGGATCGGGCAGCGTGTAAACGGCACTGGTATTTGATGAGCGTCGCTGCATGCTAATACCCCGACACCGGCAGACGCCGCGAATAGAGCAGGAACTCAAACGCCTGCGGCGTCTCCGTCATTTCCAGCTCTGACACTGAACTGCGATGCTCATACCAGTGACTGACCAGCATCAGCAGGGCAAGCCGGATATCTTCGGTAATGACCATGCCGTCCGTATCAAGCGGTGCAATATCTGCCACCGTTTTATAAAGATTGCGGTTGAGGTAGGTCACCGCCTTTGCCTCAGCGGCCAGCGCAAAAAGCTCAAGCAGCCTATCTTCTTCCGTGAAATCGCTCTCCAGTCGGCACTGCTGTTTAATTTCTTCAAGTGTCAGCAGCATGACAACGCCTTATTTTTTGGCTTTTTCCTTCGCCTCAGCTGCAGCTTTCGCGCTGGCTTCAGCATCCGCTTTTTCCTGCGCTTCAGCAGCGGCCTTTGCTTTGGCCTCTTCTTCAGCCTTCGTAAGCGCTTCGGCTTTTTCCTTCGCCTCAGCTGCCACTTTCTCTGCTGCGTTGTCATCCACCTCACTGGCATAGCCCAGCTTAATCAGCTCGCGACCGTGCTGTTCGGTGGTCTCAATGGTGTTGCCTTCGGACACAACCGTGCCGCCGAAGTAATTCGGTTTAATCAAAAGCAGTTTCATATGTAACTCCCGGAAAGGCGGCCCAGAGGCCGCCGTTGCTGTTATGCAGCTGCAGCAGGTGCGGTGAAGGAACCGTAAACGAACGCTTCAGGACGCTTAACGGCCAGCGCCAGACGCTCTTCACAACGGATTGAGATCATGTTTTTCTCAAAGTCGTCGGCGTTTTCAGTGGAGATAACCACGTTGGCATCTTCGCGATCGAAAATCTGCGCACCGGCATTGAATGCGCCCGTCATGAATTTACCCTGGAAAGCAGCCGCTTCGGTCGCGACTACCGGCAGCCCCCATAGCGTAGGACCGGCCAGCCCAGCCGGGTTCGCCAGAATGTAACGCCCCAGAGAATCCTTAGTCAGCTCGATCTTCGCCCAGTCCATGAAGTGCAGTACATGGCCGGACGCCGGGAAGCGTGCCAGCTGCGCCTGCAGCATAGCCAGTCGCAGGTCGTCGATACCGGTCTGATTCGCCACACTGAAAGCGGGAGCATATGCAGATGCCTGCGGCACGATGCCATTCAGGTGCGTGCCGGTGCCGTCACCGAACAAAATCTCCTGCTCTTCAACGTACTTAAGGCCGTAGCGTAGCTCAGCATCAATCGTCGACTGCAGCTGTGGCATATCATCCAGAATCTGCTTTGCGGCTTTGAACAGGTGCGCGATGGTACGGACTGGCGTGATTTTTTCCGCAAAAGTGATACCGCTATACGGTTTGGTGGTGTTCTCAGCGACCGTCGCTGCATTATTGGTAAAGCCGGTCTGCTGAACCCAGTAGATGGTATTGGACTCAGTGCGCCCCGGTGCAATAAGGTCGCGGATAAACAGGCGCTGTTTCGGCTGCTGATCGATGCCCGGCAGGCGGTCTGGCGCTACGATCTGACCCGGCACGTTAACGGACAGCAGCGCGGCCTTAACCGGAATGCTAAGGCGCTTGTTACCTTCGATACTCGCCGAAAAAGCTTTCAGCGCTTCGGAAGAAATAACCTGGCTACCTACGGTTTCGATAACGCCTTTAGCATTTGCCAGCGGCATCTGCGCAACGTGTTGTTCCAGATCACCAAGCGCAGCCTTCAGCGTTTTTTCTGCTTCACGCATGGCGTTAAGCTCACTCGCCATTTTATCCACTGCCGCTTTGGTCTCAGTTGACAGCGAACCAGATTTTTTCGCCTCAGCCAGCGCTTCCTCAGCTTTAGCATTAAACTTGCCGCTGGCTTCGTTGATGCTGGCAGTAACCTGCTTCAGTACTTCATTTACTTCAGACATTGTTGATCCTTATTTGCCGAACGCGGCCAGCGCGTTTTTAAGTTGTGCAATATTTTCGGGGTTGATTTCGTCGGTAGCGCCCGGCATACCTTCAGGGGTGGCAGCAGCGCCTGGCTTGCCGCCGGTTAACGCTTTAAGAAGTTTTCGACGTTCGGAGCGTGGTGCGTCAGTTTTTGCCAGCATCGCGTCCAGCTTGCGCAGCGCAGCTGCAGGGCTGTCGTCGCCATCTGCAATCTCATCTGCTGACAGCAAGCGATCTGCAAAACCTTTTTCAACCGCATCGCTGCCGCCGATATAGGTTTCCGCATCCATCATCGCGTCGATGGTGGCGGCATCCAGACCGGTCCGAGCGCTATAGATATCGTTCATCGCCTTATCAAAAGGCACCATGTCCGCCGCAATCTGCTGCAGGTCGTGACGGTTGCCCATTGCATACACCCAGCAGTTATGGATCATCAGGAAAGCACCGCGACCGATCTGCACCTCATCACCGGCCATCGCGATAATCGACGCTGCTGAAGCAGCGAGGCCCAGCACCTTGACGGTGACTTTCCCTTCGTACTCACGAAGCAGGTTATAAATCGCCAGGCCTTCAAACATGTTGCCGCCTGGCGAGTTAATATTTACGGTTACGTCAGAACCGCCGATTGATCGGAGCGCGGCAGCAATGCGACTGGCGGTAACGCCGTCGCCGTACCAGTCAGCGCCAATGACGTCGAATACCGAAATGCTGTTGTCATCACTCTTTGCGGCTTTGATGCCGCCGTTCCAGCGCTCCATTGCAGAAGACGGCAGATCGCGATTTTCGCGCGCAAAAGGCCGCCCCTCCGGCGCTGCCGGAAGACTTTTTACTGTCATTGGGGGTGCTCCTAAGCCGCCTGTTTAAGCGGTGATTGTTCGAAAGGAATGTCCGGGAAAACGGCGTTGTGAACTTCACGCAACAGCGTGGCCCTTGCGGCGGTGCTGTTTTTGCGTAAGTCTTCAAGCGGTGTCAGATTCAGTTGCACGGTGTAGATATCACCACCTTCAATCGGCGGCAGATTTTCCAGACGGCGCACGTCATTACGGGACATCCAGCCGTTCTGCAGCGCGGTGGTGTAATAAGCGGAGCGTCCGGCGCTGTCGGCACGAAGCAAGCCTTCAACGGAGAACTCAGCAAACAGGTCTTCATCACCGTTCAGCAGGCAGCGTGATATCTCCTGCTCAATGTTCACAAGCATCGGCCGAAGCGTATTTGTCAGGAACAGCAGGTTCATGCCTTCAACGCTCGACGCCCAGCTACTCTGCTTATCAACGTGACCGACCATAAACGGCGGCACGCGGAACCAGCGGCAGATTTCCTCAATACTGAATGATCGTGACTCCAGCATCTGAGCATCTTCAGGGTTAAGGGTGATGCCCTGGTAGGACATGTCGCCCTCAAGAACCATCACCTTGCCCGCGTTTTTCGAACCGACGAACCGGTTAAGGTTTTCGCGATTTTTTTGGCGCTGCTCTTTGGTCAGTAGGTTCTTTGACAGAAAGAAGCCTGACGTCTGAATACCGTTTTCAAAAATTTTTGCGGCTGATTCTTCGACTGCCATCGCTGCGCCAAACACGTCGCGCCCTGTGCGCATCGGCATCATCCCGCAGACGCCATCCAGACCAAAGCCCCGTATGTGCATCATATTTTTAACCGGGATGATGCGCTTCACGCCCTTCTCTGTGTAGGTGTACTGCAGTTCGCCGCTGTCGAGCCGCTCAACCTTCATACACTGAGGAAGTAGCGGAACCAGAGAGACCAGCTTCAGGCCGATCATCTTTTTCTCAACGTAGGCATTACCACGCAGGCAGATGCTGGCAACCACCATCAGCATGAAGCGCGAAGGCGTCATTTCGCTGTTCGGACGGCGGCACAGTAACTGATAGGCCGGATGATTAAGCGCCAGCTTGCGGGAGCCGTCAGCTGCTCTTTCATATACCTTCATCGGCAGAGTTGAAACTGACTCACTCAGCAGGCGTACACAGGCCCAGACAGAGGCCAGCGCCAGCGCTTTCTCTGCTGTCACTACCTTTCCGCTGCTGCTTGTGCCGTACCATTCCTGCCAGAACGCAGCATCATTCAGTCCGATTGACTCACCGAGCCAGTTAACAATCGCGCTCTTAATGCGACCCGGCTGTTTTTTTTCCTTCATCAGATACCTACCATGATCGGGTCATCAAAAAAGTCATCGGGATCGCCGCTGTCCACCAGCACCGCATCCTCTGCTGCACCGATTGCCATAGCGGAAGCCACCACGCCGTCGATACGGCCGGTACTTTTCTTCTTGGCAAATATGCGGTTGTCCTTCTGGTCAGCCTCAAGAACCGCAGAGGCTGCATTCCAGCGCAGGCAGGGATTAGGCCGGATAACGAGAACCCGGTTATTCAGGTGTTCTTCAAACAACTCAATTGATCGCGGCATCCAAAGCCCGGACTCCTGCGCCTTATAAAACCCTTGTCCGTGTGGAACAAGGTCAACGCTCACAGACTCGCTTTCGAGTTCTGGTTCCAGATACTTGATACGGTACTGGTCAAACGCGATGCACTTAATATCATATCTGGCTGCCAGCTCACCGATGCGCACCGCCACAAAACCGTAGTTGACTGCCTTACCCGGTGGTGCGTGAATGAAGCCATTACGCAGCCAGGCGTCATAGGGAACGTGGTCAGTTTTGGCTCTCTCCAGCAGGGAATCTTTCGGCGTCCAGAACTCAACTAATAGCTTTTTGGATTTCGGAAAGTAAAGCGCCAACGCTGTCAGATCGCGGGAGCCTGAGAGGTCCAGCCCGCCAAAGCACTCTTCGCCCGCCAAATCTTCCGGGTCAAACTCCTGTTCGCACTTCATCCAGGTGTCGCTGTCAATCCACGGATCGGACGCTTCCACCCACTCGCAGAAGTTCAGGCGTCGGACAATGCTCTCTTTTGATGGCATGCCGCGGGCCTGCGTCACCTGCTCCCGCAGGTATTTATCCGTGAAAGTCTGACCCAGCGACGGGTTAGCTTTACCCCAGCAGGCTTCATCTTTAAACGGGTCGTCGCCCTCATCCAGCGAACAAATGAAGCTGAAAAAGCTGTCATCGACCAAATCACCCGCTGCCACCTTGCGACCGTATTCGTGATATTCGAAACAGACACTGGTTTTATCGTGGCCGCTGTTGGTAATGAGGAACATCAGCGCCTGACGGCGGCCCTTTGTACCAGCGCGCATCATCTCAACAACGGCGTTTGTTTTGTGCTCATGCACTTCGTCAATCAGTGCGCCGTGCGGGCGCGGGCCTGACTGACCATCATCAGAGCTGATCGGCTTAAAGAAAGAGCCTGTCTGCAGGAACGCAAGGTTCCACACGTTAAGCCCGGTGCCGGATTTGGTGATGCGCTGTGCCAGCGCGGGCGACTGATCGACCATCGTTACCGCATCGCGGAACAGGATCATGGCCTGGTCTTTTTTCGTGGCCGCCGCGTAGACTTCGGCGCGGGGCTCTTTGTCTGCCATCAGCAGGTAAAGACCTACACCACCTGCCAGAGGCGATTTACCGGAACCTTTACCCGACTCGATATAACTCATGCGAAAGCGGCGTGTTCCGTCTTCCGCCTTCCAGCCGAACAGGGAGCCAACAATGAAACACTGCCACGGTAGCAGGATAAAAGGTTTACCCTCATGCTCACCGCCGTTGAGTTTCAGAACCTGAGCGAAGAAATTAACGACGCGAGTTACAGCTTCAACATCCCAGAACAGGCCACGCTTCGGACCCTCTTCCAGATCGCGAAGGTGGCGTGCGCAGGCAGCGCGGATGTCTGGCCCGGCTATTACCGCTCCGCTGGTTACATCCATTGCATATTGCGTCGCCGGATCAACCGAAGAACTGGTTGAGCGGGTCTTCTTCTTTTTCTCCACCATTCACGTTCACCTTTGACCGGGCAGCCGGTGTCAGGCCGAACTCTACCAGGTAGCTTTTAAATCGCCGGTCTGCATCAGCCAGCATTGAAACAGCCGGGTTGGCCTTTATCAGAAATCCGCCTTCGGTCTGGACTGTATAGGTTCTGCCTTCCTCAGCAATCGTGATCCGTAACTGAAGAATGTCGGCGTAGATATCGCAGAGCCTTTCCAGCGCCAGCACATCGGCAACGGTCAGCACGCCCATACCGTCAAGCAGAACGGTCAGCTTTCCCCACGCAACCTTTCCCCAGTCGGTGAGGTGTGAAGGCGGGCTCGGGATTTCTCGTGCGGGTGCAGGTTCCTTGTCGTTGAGTTTTCGCTTACCCGGATTGCCGGTAACGACCTTAAGGTGGGTCGGCTTTGGTCGTCTTCCGGCCATAAAAACCTCCCAGAAAAAAACTTTTCATTTCGCGGTTGTGCATAAAAAGGGGGGCGGGCGGTCAGGAGGTCTTTAGCTCCTGAACTCTGATCCCGCCCTCCCGGGTGGTGATGATAACTGTTCTCATTTGACCTCAACCCCATTACCCCTGATGTCAAATGATATTCATTCTCACTTTCGCCAATGGGATGACGGGTCGAAGGGCAGGCCATTCTCATCGCACCCGATGACGTGACCGCGCTTCTCTTCGCGCTGCTTGGTTGAGTCATGGTGCTGCTTACAGAGAGGTTGCCAGTTGGCCTTGTCCCAGAAGAGCTTCTGAGCCTTTGCTATCTCATCCTGCTTGCCACCGTTAATCGCTTCCTTCAGCCGGTGCGGCTTGATGTGGTCGACGACAGATGCAGCCGCAGCTCTGCCCTGTCGGTGACACATGACACATAGAGGATGTGACTTAAGGAATGACAGTCTGGCTTTGTCCCAGCGGCTGTTATAGACGCGTGGTTCAGACATATTCTCTCCATAAAAAAACCGCCCGTAGGCGGCTTATTTGAATTAAAAATTTCTAAGCTAATGGCGCAAGCAATTTGGCGTGGATTTGAATCTGCATACCTGGCTGCCCTTGTACATGCCCTTCAAGAATGTGGTAACCCATTACGGGCTTAACCTTTAGTTCAAGGTAAAACTCTTTGAGTGGACCAAATACAGATGTAGCCTGATCATTGAACCTTGTTACTTTAAGATGCGCGGTTTCATCTGATATGTCACCTTGGTAGATGTATGCATAATCCCCACCGTTAGCTTTCCCATCTTTAACAGTGACAATTCCCGCGCCAAAGTCCTGCTGATTACTCTTGAAGTTCACATGGTAAAGTCCGTCTTTCATCTCAACCTCCGCTCGCTTAAGGAAGATAAACAATACGGATTACAATATCCTTAGTGAAGCAGAATCTTCGTAGTAACATTATAAATATTTAACTTTGTGAACTTAAGGATATTCATGGAACTCACTACAATTAATCAACTCATTGCTGCTGGCTCGGGTTTGGCTGGTGCATTGGTTGGTGCAACCATATCAGGTCTGGCCAATTATCGCTTAGAGCACTCTAAAAGGAACTACGAAGCAAAAGCTTTGCTAGCTGGGTTTGTGAGCGAAATAATTTCCTTAAGAGATATTATAATATTCAGAGGTTACATGACCGGCCTTAGTGAGTTGCTTGATTTAACAATCATCAAAAATGGTGGTGTTTATCAGTACAAAGTCAACATTCCGAGTAACTATGCACGCTTTTACGATGCAAACCTTGGGAAGATTGGCCTAATACCTTCGATAAAGTTAATGAAAATCATGCAGTTTCATCAAATTATTTTTGCAATCTCTCAGGACTTCAAGCCTGATTCACCTCTATATCAGTTTGGGTATGACAAGAGGGCTATCGAAGAAACTTTGGCAGGGTTGAATTCTGCAATGCATTTAGCAGATGAAATTGCAGACTGGAAAGTAGACTAGCAAAACCTCTATTTCCCAATAATTTTCGCATTTGACTCAAGCTTTCTTATTGCCGCTCGGTCAATATTACATTGCATCAGATTACCGTACAGCTCTGCGTTTAATATGATGCTATCACCAAATGTCATTGGCTCTGGCGGTTCTGGCACATTAATCGGGTTGGTCAGCTCAGCTGGAAGGCTTAGCTGAGGCTGCTTTACTGTCCGGTACTCCACCAGCGGCTTTTGCTGCGTCGCGCAACCGGTCAACAGCATCAGGGGGAACAGGAGCAACAGCACACTTGTCCGCCGCGAGGTAACGCTTAATTTCATTCTGTAGTTTCCGGTTCTGCTGGGCTGTTACAGCACGCTGCTCTGTGACCTGACTCATCACCGCGTTCTGTTGGTTAACTGCTTTGACCAGGTCGTTAACACTTGATGCAAGACCATCGTTTTTTGAACGCAGATCGTTAATCTGCTCGTCTTTGCTGTTCGCCAGCTTCTCGAGGCGCTGATTGGTTGCTTCAAGCTGTGAGCTTCTGGCATTCAGCATCCAGAGTGCCAGGCAGATAAGACCAATGACGATGACAGGTGAAAAAGTTTTGATGAGGTTTAACGGGTTCATGTAAGAAATACCTCTCTTTCAGCTGCGCGGCGTTTAACGAGGCCGGGCAACTTCTTACCACCAGCATTAACCCACTTGCCGAACTCATCAGCTGCACCAGCATAATCCCCAGCGTTGAGCTTTTTGATAAATGTCGATTTAACGAAGTTGCCTGATCCGAGGTTAAACACAAATGACACCAGCGCATCGAATTGCCCTTGGGTGAGTTTTACCTTCACGTTGGTGTTAACGGTCAGCTCTGCCACCTGCAAATCTTCACGAAGGAAAGCATCAGCTTGTTCGCCGGTAATAATTTCCCCTGCTTTAACTGCGTGGGTGTGGCCGTAACCGATAGTCAGAATGCCCACACTGTCTCTGTAAGCTTTAAGCTCCAGGCCTTCAAAGCGTTTGACGAGGTTAATGCCGTTATTGCTGACCTTCATTGGTTTCCCCTGCCTTTCTCTCTATCAGCCTGCGAAGCCTTTCGCTGATGTAGTCATTGCCTACATACCCGATGTAAACCGCGAATACCTGCGCAGCAGCGTCGGGGATGTTCCAGTTAAATAAAGCGCCCATCACCTGCAGCGTCGGGCCAGCAAAGAACGCCAGCGCGCTGCAGGAGACAGCGTCGAGAACCCGCTTACTCCATGGGCTTTTTGCATAGGCACTGCGTAATAGTGAAAACATGCCTGCTACCCCGGCATATCCCCATTCTGTTTTGTGGGCATACAGCCACAGCAGCACTGTGGCCCAAAAGCCCGGGTCTTTTTCTGGAGGCATGCTCTGATTCCCGCCACCGGGATGATGGCGGCTTACTTTCATTGAGAGGATTGCGCAGCACCACGGTATCAAAAGTGTGTGTGGAGACTGATTGGTGTGCGCAAAAACGAGAAAGGCCCACCGAAGTGAGCCTTTTTTATAAATAATTGGTCTTAAGCTAGGTTTGGGTCTTTTATTGCTTTCATGAAGCTATTTTTTATCAATGTGGCTGCTTCGTATAATCGGCCAGAATCGTTCCCTTGCAATACCGTAACGTGGGACCTTTCATCTCCTGACACAACATGAAGCGAACCTGACTGATAGAACATTTCTACAGGAACATACAACCATCCAGCCGAAAGGCCTTCACCAGCTATTAGTAGTCCAATATAAAAATTCAGGACATGATTGCGATCAGTCTGCAACCCCTGCGGCGGCCTGCGCTCATAGTTCCCCGCATGATTTTTTATATAAACATCAACCCACGGGTGGTGGCGCTCGTCTTCACCGATATAATCGTGCTCAGGAAGATAGAGCCATTTTTTTAGCTGTTGCATAAGGTTGGTTGCGTCGGCTTGCAACCTTTGCTTTCTTTCAATGCTCTTCTGCTTCTGCTGCTGCGCTTCATTAACCAAATGGCTATAAATTATCTCCATGCCCTTCTCCAATTCAGAATTATCTGGGAAGTACATATTAACCACCTTAACTGAACAGAAAACACACCTTGATGAGCAAAAAGCAGAATTTGGTCCTTAAAAAAGGCCGTTCTAATGGCGATCTCTTTGTGTAGGAACCCTGACGCGATAGCGGTAAGTGCCTTTCCCGTCGGCAACAGGGTGAATTTCTTATCCCCTAAAAGGGATAGGCAAATTGCCATCCCCTACAGGGTATAATATTTAAAAACAAAAAACGCCTCCAGGCTGGTAAGATCCGAGGCGCTTTGGCGTCCACATTTGGAACTCACTTTACGATGATAAGCAGTACTGCGTAGAAACCACTCTTATCACAATACACATGTTTTTGCGGACCGCACTAATGATTTTTTCAGACAAATGCTTTATTTTCGTATTCTTCTGCGGTCCGAACTCATAAAAATGTCTAATTGTTCGGTATAACTTACACTCACAGCACAAGAGGACGCCATTTTGGCTCAGGAAGAACTCCTCGTTTCGACTGAAGAACAAGCATATCAACTAATTGAGAATTACTTGGCTGGTCATCAACTACCAGAGCACATTTCGTTTGACGGATGGCCCAACCTTTCGTTTAAGCTGGAAGGCGATAACTTCAACCAAAGCTTGACCCCTTCCGTTATGAAAGGTTTTATTGAGATGCAAAGTCAGATCAATAGAGCTTTTGCCCTGGCAAAATTCGGTACTCCCGATCCTCGGCGCCTGACGAAAGAAGACCGTGAAGAGCTTGAAATCTCGGTTGAGGTTAAGCAGGGATCATCAATCTTAACGGTTGATATGAACGGTTTTTTAACAAAGCTTTCTCAAGAACTTGTGGGGAAAATGAGCGCACAAGAAATAATGATCACTGTCATCAGCGCCGGTTTAATTTGGGGTGGAGTTTCCATTTTCCGCCGCTATCTCGATAATCGAAAAGAGGTCAGGCTTGCTGAAATTAACAAAGATGGTGATAAAGAACATCTCAAAACCATGCAAACTATGAGCCATGAAGAGACAAAGCGCATAGAGATCATGGCAAGCTTCATGAAACAGCAGCCATTGCTCGATAACATGGACCGCATGGCCTACGATGCAAAAAGCGAAATGGTCAAATCTTTCGTGAGAGCCGACAAAGCAGTAATTGATGGCGTCACATTAGACTCGGAAATGGCACGCGAATTGACTACCAATGCACGTCGGCGTTCTTCGGAAATGCGAATCGATGGTATTTACAGGATTGAGGAAGTAAATAACACCGATCCGGAAGCGTTTAAGGTTAAAGTAAGGAATGTACGTAGCGACCAGCGGCTTACCTGCTTAGTTCAGGATATATTTCTCGATGAAACAGGTAATAAAGAAGCACTGCAGCAAGCTGAGTGGGAACGTAGACCTGTTCACCTGAGTATTAATGCAAAGCATGTCGATGGTGAAATTAAATCAGCTATAATTTTGTATGTAAAAGATGTTGATGCCGAGGAAAAGCCCGATTAATCGGGCTTCATGCTGTCTAAGCTTTACTCCATCTCAAGTTTGACATCAAGCATTGAAAGACAGCCGTCAATAAAGCCTTCTGCCATTTGCACTTGGATTCGAATCAACTTTTCGTCACATTTTGCGCGTTGCGCCAGCTTTCTTTTTGAAATGTCATAAAAGTAATGCAGAACAATTAATTTATGCTCATCGGGACGCTTCGACTTTAGTTTAGCCAGGCATGATTCAATAATTAACCCATCATCATCGCTGCATGATAAGCTCATTTTTGACATTTGAGGTAAAAGCCCCTTAAAGCCAGCTGCAATTGGTGAGTAATCAACGCCACTGCTCTCTGATTTTGCCCATCCCGCCCAACGCTCTAATATCTGTGACATGTCACGCATAGTTATTCCTCTCCACACACTTTATTTTTTGTCCGTCCCAATCACTCCGACTGCAATCGCGAAATCGAGGAACCTGAATAGCAGCTCAACCTGGCTGCCATATTTTGCTTCAAACGCTTTCATGTCCCGGTGCAGTTCATCGTGATGCGCTCTGCATAGCGGTATCACAAATAAATCATGCGCCTTCGTTCCCATTCCCCCCTGTCCGTGTCCAATGATGTGATGAGGATCGTCAGCCTGCATGCCGCAACATGCGCAGCTCTGTGACTTAACCCAACACGTGTACTTCTCATTCTCCCAGCGCTTACGCTTGGGGCGCTTCATGAATGATTCTGGTGATTCAGGATCGGCGCGTAAGTCGATTATCTTTTTGAACAACTGCGCAGCATCCTGAATCACCTCGCGAGCCGGTCGCGCCGGAACAATACGGGCTTCTTTCAGCTCGCCGCTCTGGATGATCTCTTTCGGCATGCGCAGGACGCGCCGGGCCGGTGCCTCTGGTATCAGGTCAATCACATCATTCAGGGTTGCCCACCAGCACAGTTCCGGCAGGGTCAGCTGGTGGTCACCGTTAAGCGCCATCTGACTGCATGCAGCCCTGATTATCCAAAGTGCGGTGTTACCTATGGCGATATTCTCCAGGCTACCGGGTACGCCGTTTTCCCTGAACTCATTATCGTGGCTATAGCAAAGAGAAACCAGGCCGTTTTCGATTTCTGACACTGTGAATTCATGGTGATGCCACACTCCCAACTGCTCCCACTGGCAGCACCCGAAGGACTGGACGAAGGATGCCAGCGCATTCGGTCCACCAGCGGCCTTTATAACGCGTTCGTGACTGAAGAAGGGAATCAGTGAGGGCTCATCAAGTAACGGCTGTGTGCCGTCATTCAGTCGCCCTGATGGCAGGTCTGCCATATCCAGTGTCGGTGTACTGATCACAACACGTCCCTTGAACATCCTCAGAAGCTCTGGCCCCGGCTTAAGCAGCACAATCCCTGTGCGTGGCGCTATTTCAGGAGTAAGTAGTGCTCTCACTCAGCACCACCAGCAGCTTTATGCGCTGCCCATAGCCCGCCAATCCACTGAACACCCTTCGCGGTGAAGCGGGACTGGCTGAAAGCATAGTTTGATCCGGTAGTGGTTCCGGTTCTTACCTCAAATCGACCGGCGTCGATGTGCTGGCTATATGGAGTGAGGACGTTATTGAGCCGATACATCACATGGCTTTCAATCAGGAACAGGCGGAACTCAGGCTCTTTCGCCTCAAGAAGTTTTGCCACCTGGCGGAATGTCATTGAACCAGTAGCAGTAACATAGCGGTCTACGAACTCAACTTTTGGGGCGGCTTCAGCCAACTGCTGCTGCAGGCGGTCCTTTTGCTCTTCCAGATCGGCAGCTAAGCGAAGTGCTTCAGCAAATGATTGTGGTGTTTTTACGGGCTGAGACTGTTCCAGCTCAAGCCAGCGATCAATAATGCGCTTTCGCAACACGACGTTATAGCCTGATATCAGGGTAAGGCATAAATCTTTGGGGAGTCTGAAGCAGGGATAAACACGGCCGGAGCTATCTGTGTAATCTCCCCAAATCTGGGGAGATTGAAAATTGAGCTGCTCAAGCATGTTTTTAATATCACGGCATACGTGATCGTGACGCTTCTGGCATAACTCAGCAATTTCTACACTGGTCATGATTGGGGCATAAATGGCACTGGCGGCAGACGTAACGACGCCCGCTGATTGATTTAGCATTCTGTCTTCTCCACACACTGTTGTAAATCGGCCACACCCTTCATCTGCAAATGAACGGGACCCACCTTTGTTGGTAGCGTCTGCATACGCTACCGGCCATTGACATCATAACGGCAAAGTAAGTAAATTCACCATATAAGTATGTGACATCTATTCCATGCTCATCGACTATATTGTGCCAAAAGCAGCGTCAACACGATGTGTCGTCAATGACGAATTAGATCAGCACTCTACAAACATGTATTTGCGCTGCCTCATAGATTTATCTCTGCCTGTGGGTTGACACTTGCATACGTTATGCTAGAAAGTCCTTATATTTTAAGGATTGCTTTCATCTTTGCGAACTTAGACAATTTTACCGTATAAGTTCGAACATCAATTGATAGTGGTATCTCAGCATAGCGGCCTCAGATTAAATTTTAAAGATGAATCTTGCAACCCGTCTTCATTTCAATTAATGTAATCGAAACCCACCTTCTGCTAAAAGCAAAATGAAATATATCCTTTCTTTATTGGCAAATTTTCTAAAAAAACACTGGCACTCGATAGCGATACTATCTATATCTGTATACTTTTTGATTACCACTTTGTCTTCAGTTATTGACTCTAAATCGTCATTAATAATTAATTCCATACGCGCCAATAAAGAATTCTTTTTCATTTTGCCTGTTTTACTGGCAGCGATTGCTTCTTTTGTTAGTGCAATGATTTCTTATTTGAACAAAGGCATTGGTGACAATAAAACACACAAAACAAGCAACATTTTTTTCAAAGAGATATTAAGCTTAAATCGAAAAATAACTGCACTTGAAAATAGATCCTCATCTGGAGCGTCCGTTGAAATAACAGAAAGCGAGAGGGCTGAGTTAATATCTGATGCAAAAAAAAGAATAATTGGCAATACAATCCTTCTTGCTGATAGTAGCCTAAAAGCTGATATATCTAGCTTTAATAAAAGCTATAGCTTGCATAAACTCCATACTGACATGGTTCTCCGATTAGAGCTAGAAATAGACAGACTCAATCGACGTGGCGGGGTCAATCTCGCGATCGGCTCGGCTATAGCATTTATAGGAATACTATCCCTTGCTTACTTTCTTTACAGCTCATCAAATACAACAGGCGGGTTGGAGTTCTTTATCCACCACCTACCTAAATTATCATTTGTAATAGTGGTTGAGCTTTTCGCTTACTTTTTCCTTCGCCTCTATAAAAATGGTTTTGACGAAATCAAATACTTTCAGAATGAAATTACAAACATTGAAATGAAGGTTATGTCTCTTAAATATGCTCAAGATTTCAAAAGCGAAGATATGATCAAGGAGCTGGTGATTCATTTAATGAAAACCGAACGGAACTTCATTTTAGAAAAGGGGCAGAGCACAGTCTCTATAGAGAAAGATAAACTGCAAAATCTTTCAGATTCAAAGTTAGCAAGTATGATATCGGAAATTATAAAGCTAAAACAAAAGTGAAATTCGACATGAAAAAACTTTTAAAAAAGCAAAGCATTTAAACAATTTGAATTTATCAATTTAATATCTGAAACCCAAGGAATTAAAATTCTCTATTCGAATGTAATTTATGTCTTAAGAATATCGCTCATGCGGCCACCACTTTAAAAGGAGTGATCGTTATTTCGGCTTTACCCTTCTTTGTAGTTGCGCCCCACTCTACCGAGAATCGCTTTATCTGGCTGTCGTCGCCCCACACACCGGCATGAGTAAGACTATCGAATAATGCTTTGAGATAGTTATCAAGATCACGCTGGCGCTTGTCTGGCGGGAACAGCAGCACACTCACCTCAACATTCACTGTAATCGGCTGTGGTCGGCGTTTAAGTTGCTCCATGACGGCGGCAAGCGCATTAGAGCGGAAACAGCGCCCGGAGGCGCTGATTAATACTCCCTGTCTGGTGTTACGCCAATACGTGTTCATGCTTGGCGGGAACGGGAGAGTCAACTTCATGCAGTCTCCCCAATGCCCGGAATAGTCATCTGACCGACCACTTCGCGTACGGCCTGACGCAGCATGCGGATGTTTGTCCAGCAATCACGGTTAGTCTGCTCCACCAGCGCGATAAACTCCTGAACCGTGCACGGCCTGTCCTGGCGAACGTCAATCAGCACCGCTGAAAAACGCTGCAACTGTTCCTTTGCCAGCTCTGGATCATCGTACTGCTCTGACACCCACAGCTTCAGTTCAAGATCGTCATGATGCTCTTTGATGAGGCGCACCGCTTTAGCAATGGTCTCTGCCGGAACTGTCACACAGGTAGGGTTCTCAACGGAGTCCGCCGCCCAGGTATGCGCGTACTTTGATTCGCTGTAGGTGTACTCAGCTTTCATTTTGAACGCGGCAATAACGCACGCCCACGCTTCTACACCGCTTTGCTCAAGGATTTCGTGTTTAAGAAGCGGCAGGTCATCACCGTTGTCTGCCTTAACCGAGGTCGTTTGTTCGCTTCCTGATTGAGTCACGCCGTAATGCTCTTTGGCGATCAGGATAATATCCATCAGCTCAGCCGCATGCAGGTCAGTTTCAAACGTCAGCGTAATGCGTGCGCCTTCATCGCTCTGCTCTGTCTGAGAATGTTTAGCAATCAGTTCTGCAAGCTTGCGTGCCTGGGCAGCACTGAACTGCGGCATAGCATCGGTCTTGGTCAGCTTCTTCTTGCCAGCCGCTTTCGCCTTTTGCATCTGCTCCTGTGCCACTGATGATGCTTTCACGCCATGCTCACGCTGCAGGGCTACTGCGGTCGTCGCGGCCACTTCGCCAGACTTCACCATCTCAATCAGAGGTTCGCCAACGGTCAGCAACTGCAGGTGTTGCTCAACATCGGTGATCGAACGTTTCACCTTGGCGGCAATCTCAGCTGGCTCTAATCCCTGATTAACGAGGCGCTGATAGGCTGCTGCGCGTTCCAGCGGCAACAAAGCGCGGCCCTGACTGCTGGTGACCATGAAAGCAACGCTGTCGGCTTCACTGCCCACGAAGTCCTTACACTCAAGGCGCAGCGTATAGCCCGCTTCCTGAGCCAGCTTCGCACCGTAATAGCGGTGATGGCCATCAATGATCTTAATGCCCTTTTCGGTGACCTTAACAGCCAGCGGAGGCACATGTTCACCAGCGATAAAGGCGTCGCGGAACTCCTCGACATGGGTCTGATCGATATCACGAATGTTGTAATTAGTTTCGACATACAGCTCATCAACGCCCAGCAGGTAAGTTTTGCGGGTGGTGATGTCGGTATCGCTATTTTTTTTGTCGTCGTAAATGCGCGCTAATGTGCTCATGCTGTGGTCAGCTCCCATGTCAGGACAATAATCAGGGCGGCAATCATCACCGCTGCGGTGCGGATGGCCTGGTAGAAAATCTCATTGCGTTGGTAGTGGCTCTTCAGGTGCGCTTTCATTGGCGATCCTCACTCAGGAAGCTTTCGCCAATACGGCCTGTATCAAGCCCGCCATAGTTGCCACAGTTAAGCGAGCCTCTTGCAGCACAGCGGTCGCAGTTCTCTTTGGCTTCATTGCGTGATGCATCGAACTTTGCCACCAGCATTGCTTCACGCCAGACCTGAGCGGCACGCAGCCAAAACCCTTTGGCCTCAAGTTCGGTAGCCTGCTTCGCCAGCTGGCGATGCTTTTCGCTCTCTTCAGGCACCGGCGCGGTGTTGATCGAATAGCTCCAGTCGCTGGCACGCTTGAGAGTCCCTCTGGTGAAAAGTGGTTTGATAAAGCGCTTCACTGAAGTCTCATGCAGGCCGGTAAGCTTGCAGAGTTCGCGCACCTTCAGCGGGCCATTGCGGGTAATCAGTTCAAGAATTTTTGATTCGTGGTTAATCATCGCTCTATCCCCTTATGCGCCGCGAAAGCCGTTAGGAATTTCATAGTCCATTGATGAGATAGCCATCACATCACGCTGCCACTTACCGTTGATGCACTTAGGCCGCCCCGCTTTATCCCACTTCTGAGCGGAACTCAGATAGCCGGGAAACTTACCCGGACGGAAAATTGTTTCCGGTCGGACGTACTCACACATTTTTGGGTCTTCAGCCCACTTCGCGATTGAGTAATCCACAGTGAGGATCAGTTCATCAGCAGTGAAATCTTCAGCCAGCCGACCGCGAATTGGTGCCAGTGAGGATTTTGATTTCTGAAAGCGCATGCCTGCTGCGCGGTTCAGATGCTCCAGAACGCTAAAAGCAGCCTGATTTGCATCAGGGGCATGGTCGGGTTGCCCCGCAACCTGACAAGAAGGGGTTGTTGTAATCTCTGTAGTATTCTCTGTTGTATTCTCTGTAAGATGAGGGCAATTTGCCCCGATGGATGAGGGCATGTTGCCCTTATCGATTGGTGCAGGTTGCTCTGCTCGATTGGTGCAAGTTGCATCCTTCGATGAGTGCAATTTGCCCTCATCGGTCAACAAAGGGTTTGCGTGGTTAATTGCGTAATAATTAGTCCGATCATGCTGAGATTTTTTCAGCTGCTCGACAAAAATCAAATCGCGCTTTTTGAGAGAGGTCAGAGCGCGTTTAACCGTGTCAGACGACCAGAACGGGAACTGATTAGTCCACTCTTCGATAGTGTTATAAACCCAGCGTTTGCCGTCATATTCGACGCCGGATGTAGTGTCTTCCAGCCAATAACAAATCTGCTGCAGCACAATTGCCTCATTCAGACCAATGCGCTGCGCAAGCTCAGGGCTTATCACCAATGGTTTAACTTTCAGAAGTAGGCTCATGAATTACTTCGACCTCCCTGAAATACTGCTTGAACCGTTCGAGAGAACTAAAGCACTCGCCATGTTCGTAGTTGTCGCGCAGGTAGATAACCCTGTCGTTCTCTGGCTCCCAGCGAATGACCCGCACAGGGATGCCGCGCTTATCTCGGAAGATGCGGTCAAGTTCTCGCATTTGGTCGCCTTCATTCGCTGGTTAGCATTGCCCACAGCCCAGTCAACAAAGCTGTGGTTAACTTCCTCTGCGCCGCCTGGTACATTAAGCACATACCGCAGCGGCTCACTGCTGAAGCGGCCACCAGCTGAAGGGAGGCAACGGAATTGCGGTAACCCTGATAATCTGGTTAAATTGATCACGCGATTAGTTCTCCACACACGTTGATTTAGTCGCATCGAACGCCGCGGGCTGCAATCCTGCGGCGTTCACCTTTTCTGGCGGGCAAAAAACCCGATAAAGCAGCGTCAGATGTTCCTGCCACTTAGCCATGACCTGATAGCTGTTCTCTTCAATCTGCTCACGCTCCGCCGCATCAATCACACCATCAGCTGTTGCTTTGCGGATGTAGGCAGAGTGCTTGCCAATCCACTCAACTGACTCCATCAGTCGCTGATTGATATCCGCGTTATCAACATCCTCAATGTCCACCAGCGGAACGTTGACGCTGTTTGACTGACGGGACACCGCGTTAGCGATGTGCTTGGTGTCGCTTGCCTGTTGCAGGACCATCGCCCAGCCCATTGGGAAAATCTGATCGCCATTAGTACGCAGGCGGTTGAACAGTGCATCCTCAGTCACGCCCAGCCATTCAGCTGCTTCTGCATACCCACCCGGAAGACTTGAAATAGTCTTCTTGATTGCTGCCACCAGCCATGCCGGTTGCTTCTCTACCTGCCAATGCTTCTCATCCACGGTTAAGCCCTTTTTCCTGTGGTTACTGAGTGAAAGTGGAACGTCTAAAATCTGTTATTTCTTAGCTCTGCTGGGCGGGAATACATCGTCCAGAGAGCAGTTAGCTCCAAGCTTGTTGAGTCCTAAGACAATCATTCGGCACTCATCAAGGCCTGGCTTACGGATACTTAGCTCGTAATTGGCTACGCGCGACTGGCCCCAGCCAATAACATCAGCCAAAACAGACTGGGAAATACCGAGCTTCTTTCTTTGCTCAGCGATAGTGTTCATTGGCTTCTCCAAAAGTTAATCACAAAGCAATTACACACAATTCGTGATTAAGAGTCAATGACAAAACGTGTAGATACAGCAATCACACTGCGTGTTAAATTTGATGGGATGAAAACAATGCATGAGTTGATAGGGGAAAGGATCAAAGCCCTTAGAGAAAGCAAAGGATTGAGTCAGGCGCAGCTTGCCAGATTATGTGGCTGGGCGGCTCCGTCACGTTTGGGGAATTATGAATCAGGAACGAGGAAAGTTAGTTCTGACGATGCCATTCTATTAGGGTCTGCTTTAGGAACATCTCCAGCACAGATACTGTTTGGTGAAGATGCTGATGCAGTCTTTAAGCAGTATGAATACCCCCTGTTCACTTATGTCCAGGCTGGTGATTTTTCTGAGGTTGGTAGCTTCACATCCAGAGACGCGAAATCATGGGTTCCAACTACCAAGAAGGCCAGTGATAAAGCCTTCTGGCTTGAAGTGAAAGGTCACTCAATGACTGCTCCTCAAGGCGTTCGGCCAAGCTTCCCGGAAGGCATGCTGATCCTGATCGACCCAGCAGAACCTGTTGAGACGGGTGACTTCTGTGTGGCATCCGCGAACGCAGACACTGAAGTGACTTTCAAGAAGTATGAGAAGGATGCAGGAGTGAGCTACCTAGTGCCGCTCAATCCGTCCTATAGAATTCTGGACTGTGATCATAGCTGCCGCATCATAGGTAAGGTGGTGAAGGCTCAGTGGCCAGAAGAGACGTTCGGGTGATTTGAAGATAGATTTTTGACGACGTAGATCTCGCACATGGATGTGAGGAGGATCACCTTGCAACTTTTATATCCTCCAGAAAGCCACGCTTAGCAAGCAGTAGTGATAACTACATGTGCTGCAAACACGAGACGATCTTAACTGACATGACGCTCTTCTCAAATGCTTGCGATGAGGATTACCCAAAGCATCATTGAAAGTTGAGTCCATATATAACAAATGACTTAGTAGCGGAATGAACTTTCAACTAAAGTTTTCTGCGGTTTTTCCGATTCTACCATTGACGCCCATCTCTCCTCTGTTGACGGCTACTTACTTTTTTTTCGAGCAAGCGAAGATTCCACTCAGAGAATCTGGCAAAAAACTCTTTGATTTTTAACTTAACTTCACCATGGAAACGGAGATAACAAGATTTCCATCTTGTTAACATTAGAGTAAATTTTTTACATTTAGACAGGATTTTTAGATGAACTTTTCCCTTTTTAGTGGGGACATAAACCTTGATGGGCTTCCGGAAAGTATCAAAGAGCTTAGGATATGGTGGATGGTGTTGTATGATAACTCCCCCGTAACTGGACTGTTTGTCATCATTATCTTTCCAGTCATTGTTATCTATCTAATTTTCGTATTAGGAACTATCTTTAAGAAAGAAAGGTCTACAGATAAGAAAGTTAAGGAAAGTTTTCAGCGCTCCAGAAAGAAGAGGAGTAAAAACAAATGATTATGAATGTATTTCTCGCTTCCCTCTCAGCACTTGTTGTAGTTGCCTACTGGATTGTTTGCCGTAAAAGGGCTTACAAGTATCAACAAGAAGCTGCATTGCTCTTAGAGCAGTATTTTGCGGATGGACAGGTGTCCGACAAAGATAAGACATCGCTTTACAACGATTATAAGCTGTCTAGGAAATGTTACATGCTTCCTTTCATGGCTCTGATGACTCCCTTCATCTTGGGATACATGCTCCTTGATAAAGGAAGGTTAGACTTAGATAAGACACCACGAGATAATCAGAAACTCTACTCTAGAGCTTGTGATGTTCATTTAAAAATGATGATAAGTAAAAACCCTTTAATTTCAGTTCTTTGCCTATCTTTCATTGGTATTTGCTTTGTTGTTGCTTTGACGTTTGCAATTTTGCTGAACAAGATTTCTTCCCTTCCTACCTTTGAAGGGCTGGTAGAACTCTTTAGCAGAGTTGGAGCAAAGGCGGCCAGCAAAGCTCATATTCATTAAAAATATTTTTTGCGAAACGCCCAGCTTGTAAGGCTGGGCTTTTTTATGCCTACCGATCCAGTACTCTCGCCGCAACTTCCATTGCTTTAACCAATAACTCAGACCGGGCGGGGTTCTTCGAGGCCAGCGCTGCTCTGAGTGCATCTGCTATCACTAACTGCTTCGACTCAACCCCAAAATCGTGAAGCGTGAAAACCACGTCACCGACCACTCTGCACATCTCATCGTAAAGCTCATCTGATTGTTTGCTCATGAAAAACCCCGCCTGAAAACATTAAACAACCGCCTGACACCATCATATGCCGCTCAAAATATCACCGAAAAATAATTTATCACACGAAAAATCATGCACATATTGTGTTTCGCATGCCATCTACACGTTTTGTGATTGACCCACAAATCACATTATGTGTATATTTAACTCATCGGCAGCGAACAGGCAGGACGCCCACGAAGTAGCCGCCCGAGGCGTAAGAAGTTCGGGATGATTCGCTAAAGCAGTTGCAGTGGTGTGAGGGCAGTACTGTGAAGATGATTAAGAACATGTCGAACACAACGGTCAGGGACCTAATTACCTTTTTGAGGCTCTTCCCAGAAGCTGATGTTGTCTGTTGTGGTGATGCCGGTGTGGTGAGTGTGCAGTGTGATGTTGAAGACGTGGTTCGCGGACCAGCGTTTTAAAAGTACTGAATTGCTGTGTTGGCGGTTACTCATGAAGGTTTGTTTAACCGCCCTTTTTTCATAACGGTGAGAGCATTGCAATAGCTGGAGCATGGGCAGCTATCAGGCGGGCCTGAGAACCTTTTTACCTGATAGCTGGAATTAAGCAGTGCTCTCCCCGTTGTGGTGAATGCGGCCAGCGCACGCGGAAGACTGACAAAGATTGCACACAGTCTAAGAGTTTCCGCTCTGGTGTTTGTCAGCCTGACCAGAGCACCGGGAGGCACCCGGCACCGCAGCAACCTTTCAAGTGTGTGGAGTACCCGGGCTGTGGGTTATTGCAGTAACCCACCAGCCAAATTAAACGAATCCCAAAAGTATTTTATTGCCGTCACTGGCAAGGAATTCATGCAACCAAAAAATCGTGTGTGGAGAGTTTCATGGAAAAGCCGAACGACCATATCACCGTAGGCATTATCACCCTGCCTTACAGCTATATCCTGAACGGCTGGATATTGCCTGAGGGCTCTGTAGTCACCAATCCAATTAAGGCGCAGAACGAAGCAGAGCGTCTTAACAGCACCATCACCATTCACTGAGGGCGATGACATGCATCATTTCAAATCGAATAAAGAAGTCGTCGCTGCCGGCCACCAGTTCGCTAAGAACATCGGGATGGATACTCCTCTGATCGAAATGGCAAAGATGGTGACTGAGCTGTCGTCGCGTCTCGACGTTGCCACCGTTCGCGCCAATCTGATGGCTTCAGAGGTTATGCGCATCAACAGCGTGCTTCCTGACACCATTTCAGCCCTACAGGCTGCAGGCGCAGACCTGACGCTGATTGACGACCTGAATGCAGCACTTGCTACGCCAGCCTGCGACCAGTGGATTCGAACACTGCGCGGTGAAGCACTCGGTGAGGCGCGCCGGGCTGTAGCAACTATGGGTAATCAACAGATGCCCGGAACTTTACAAGCGATCAACATCATTTCCCAAATGGAAATGGATTTGCTGCGCTCACGTACGGTAACGCTAAAGGTGGTGTCATGAAAAAGGTCGCCCAATTTCGCCGCAGTAATGGCCCAAATGCTGGTTTCAGTGAAAAGCTCGCCTGGCAGTTATCCAAAGGCCCGGCAACGGGTCGGGAGCTGGCGCAGCAACTCGGTATGACCCTCAGTGAGTTCAACCGTTTGGTTCTTCACATCATGCGCCGCGGTGGTGAAACACTTCAGGTTGAGGCATCCAATCAGGTCTGTCTCGGTGGCGGATCAATTGACCGCACTTACACCCTGGTGAGAAATCCGCGCCGGGTTGCGCCCCCGCCATGTAAGCCAATGGTTATCAACTACAGCAACGACCGTTCTGAAGAGGCTATTAAGCGCCATCGTGAAGCAGCTGCACGCCGTGCTCGTCTGATTGCCAGCGGGCTGTATCTGGAATGTATTGTTGGGAGTGCTGAATGATGGACGCAACCGCCAAAAAGAAATACCTCTCCAAAATCCAAAAATTGATGCGCCTGGCTGAGAACACCAGCAGCCCTGCAGAAGCCGCCAGTGCCATGTCAAAAGCGCAGGCATTCATGCGGGAGCATGGCCTGAGTGAATCAGAGGTCGTGTTCTCTGAAATCTGCACCAGCGATAGCAAAAGCTCTCCGAGTGATGCTGAAAAGCTGCCCCGTTACATGATCTTCCTGACTCAAACCATCGAAAAAGCCTTCGCTGTGAAATGCCTTGTGGGTTGGAGAGCAACCTCTGGCTACCGCTACAAACGCGTCGTTAGTTTTTACGGGTTGGATAACCGTGATGTTGCAGCTGCGTACATTTTCGACGTTCTGACACGCCAGATTAAGCAGGCGCGAAAAAACTTCATTAACGAGCATTGCGAAAGTTGGCTTGCTCCGAAGCGAAAGGCGGCACAGGCTGACCAATTTTGTGAGGGCTGGGCTTCTGGTGCATATCACGCAGTAAAAGAGCTGGTCATCGATGAAGAGCAGGAGGCCAAAATGAGTGCCTACGCGGATAAACTGAGAGATGAGGGCACGGGTAAAGCCAAGACACGTAACAGCAAGGATGCGGATAAACCCTCTCATGCCAAATACCTGGGCTATCAGGAGGGCATGCACGCAAAAGTTTTTCATGGGGTGGATGGTAGCTCTAATGGCCCTGCGTTAATCGGTATGGGGAAATGACTATGCGTGAACGCCCCATCCTCTTTAACGCCGACATGGTTCGTGCAGTTCTCGACGGCAGAAAGACGCAGACGCGCCGGATCATGCGCGAGCAGCCTGAAGTTATCCCGAAAGAAGATGAGCTTGGCAAGCCGGGTTTCTGGATTCCGTTTAATGCAGGCAAAACGATGGTGCGCAATGACGACATGCACATTGCCTGTCCGTTCGGTTTAAAAGGTGATCGCCTGTGGGTGCGTGAAACGTTCCGGGTACATAGCCGGGCAACTGACGTGGCCACACTGGTTTATAAAGCCAGTGAGCAGCAGAGCTGGACGCAGCAGACGCACCGCGTGCCAATTGAGAAATGCAATAAGCCAGCCGTGGTCGATAAGTGGACGCCATCCATCCACATGCCGCGCTGGGCTTCCCGCATAACGCTGGAGATTACCGGCGTTCGTGTGGAGCGGTTGCAAAGTATCACTGAGGAGGATGCAAAAGCTGAGGGCGTAAAAACAGAATGCAGCGTTATCGGTGATAAGCACTTCCTTGGTTTCCGCAGCCTGTGGAAATCCATCTACGGCGATGACAGCTGGCAGGCTAACCCGTGGGTGTGGGTAGTTGAGTTTAAGCGCGTGGAGGTGGATTGATGCGGAGACATAAAACCACCGTGAAACAGCTGATCAACCAGCTGCGCAAAATGCCACAGGATGCCGCTGTCGTCTGGCAGGATCATGACCATACCGAACACGAATTTAACGCGATGGTCAACGAGGCGCGGTTAGGAACCGACGGGCTTTGCGAGAACGTGGGCGCAGACCCCGGAACTGTCGTAGCTTTGAGGGGGTGATCAGTGCCTAAATCCCCCGCCGAACGCAAAGCAGCACAGCGTGCTCGCCAGGCCGCTGCCGGTGGTAAAAAGCTGGAGCTGGCGCTGGATAGTCAGGAACTGGAGATGCTGGCGCAGAACTGCGCCGCACGCCGCCCCGGTCGTGAACCGTATGAGCTGAACGAGTACATAGCGTTACTCATTCGCAAAGATGCCGCTGAACTGGCACAGCAGATTGAAGCGCTGGGACAGCAGCAATGCGGTAAGTGTGGCGATCAGCTGCCGGTGCAGTCCTGCCCTTGCAAGGGTGAAGCGGCGTGCTGGGCCACCAGAGGCTGGCATAAGCTGAAATTGAATATCAATACGCCGTGACATGTCACGGCTTACAACCCTGATGCAGCAGGAATGTGTGGAGAATTAATTATGTCTGAGCATGGCAATGAAATTATTTCTGATACAGATATCGAAAAAATAACCGGATATAAAATCCCGTCTAAACAATGTCAGTGCCTTAAACAGGCCGGGATATTCTTCGTGGTCCGCCGTGATGGCCGCCCCAGAACTACATGGCAGCATTTCAATGACCCCATCTCATCAAGAAAAGCCCCAGAAACTAATCAACATGAACCCAACTTTGGAGCATTAGATTAATGGCACGCGTTCGTAAAAACGCTGCAGATGCCTGGATGCCGCCTCGCGTTTATCGAGGCAGGTCAGCCTATGAGTTCCATCCTAAAAACGGGGGTGCTATACGCCTCTGTGCGCTGGATGCAGCTCAGTCTACAGTGTGGTCGGCATATGAGGCGCTGATCGACGAGATACCTGATGACAGGCTGCTGGCGTCATTAGCTGAGCGGTTTTTCAGATCGGCTGATTTTTTCGAACTGGCACGCGAAACGCAGCGGGACTACCTCAAATATTCAAAAAATGTTTTAGCTGTTTTTGGTGCCATGCCCTCTGATGCAATCCGGCCTGAACATGTCAGAAAGTACATGGACAAGCGCGGATTAAAAAGCCGGGTACAGGCCAACCGGGAAAAGGCGTTTATGTCTCGCATGTACCGCTGGGGCTATGAGCGTGGCATGGTCAAAGGTAATCCGACCAAGGGAGTTAAGAAATTCAAGGAGACGTCCAGAGATCGGTATGTGACTGATGCAGAATATCAGGCGCTCTATTCATGTGCGCCGGACATTGTGAAAATCGCTATGGAACTGGCTTACCTTACCTGCTCCCGTCAGGGTGATGTTCTTGCAATGAAAAAGAGCCAGATCATGGAGGAAGGGATACTGATTAAACAGAGTAAAACCAGTGTGGCTCAGATTAAAGCTTGGTCGCCACGGTTTGCTGCAGCAATCAAAATGGCAGCTGCATTACCACTTAAGCCAGGTATGAGCAGTATTTTCATCATCCACCAGCCTAACGGTTCTGGATACACGCGGGACGGGTTTAACAGTCGGTGGAGTGCAGCCCGTGAAGCGGCAAAGCTTAAATTCCCAGAGCTACTTTTTGATTTCACATTCCATGATTTGAAGGCGAAAGGGGTTTCTGATCTGGAGGGAGATTTGTACGAGAAGAGAGCTATAACGGGACATAAGAACGTTGAGCAGACTGCGGCTTATGACAGGAAAATAGTTGTTGTCCCTGTAGTTGGCGGACAGGCGAAGGGGAAAAATTATTAGGAAGGGATATTAGGAAACTTAATTTAGCCACAAAAAAACCGCCTCTGAGGGGCGGTCATACGACACTGCTTATCATTGATTTTATTGGTAATTCGATATGGTGCCCGGGGCGGGACTTGAACCCGCACAGCCTTACAGCCGAGGGATTTTAAATCCCTTGTGTCTACCGATTTCACCACCCGGGCAGGGTGTAACTGGAGGCGCGTCCCGGAGTCGAACCGAGGTACACGGATTTGCAATCCGCTGCATAGCCACTCTGCCAACGCGCCTTAAACTGATGTGCCGTCAGGTTAACCTGACCTGCGAATCTGGAGCGGGAAACGAGACTCGAACTCGCGACCCCGACCTTGGCAAGGTCGTGCTCTACCAACTGAGCTATTCCCGCAATTCAGCAATTTCGTCGAACCTGCTGATTTTATTTATCTTCTGGCAGCCTGGCTGCCGTTCGATGCGATGCATTCTACTTAGATGACGCAATGAGTCAATAAAATTATCCTCACAGCGCGTCCGTTTGCTGCTTTTTAAATCGTATCGA